CAGACGCGACCGGCTCGGCCTCGACCTCAGCGAACTTGTCGGCATCCACCACGTAGGGCGAATCGTCGGCCCACAGCGACCCGACAGGGATCGTGCCGAACCCGGCAGCGTCGTGCTCCACGGTGCACACCTTCATGGTCAACTCCTTGGCATCCGGCAGGCGAGGGACAGGCGAGCCGACCAGTACAGGACGCCGTTCGGTGTGCGCTGCGGCTCGGGGCGCTGCGTCATCGTGATCTGTGACACGGACACCGTGGCGTCAAGGGTCACGTCGGCGTCCAGGGCATCGAAGATGGACGAGTCAGCCCCGGTGCCCGCGGCGAGCAGGTCGTCCAGCGCCTTCTCTGCGCTGCGCGGGTCGGCGGCTTGGGTGCGGATGTCCAGTTCCAGCGGAAGCGAAGCGATGCCCTGCGCGCCGAACGTCTCCCGATAGTCGGCGCTATCAGCCCACCCGATGATGATGCACGGGTACTGCGTGATCGCGTCGTCATCATCGCCACCGGGGTGATACAGGTGCACGGCCACGGTGCGGGCCAGGCCGGCGTTGTCCAGTTGCGCCTTCACGGCCTCGCGAACCGCTGCAGGGTTGAGGCCGGCCATCACGCGAATCCGAACGCTTCCACCCGGCGCACCGGGTTCAGCAGTTGACGCACGTAGGTGTTGATCCGCACCACGCCACCGAAGTCACCCGCGGCCACAAGGTTGCCCATCGTGCGCCGTTGCTGCAGGATGTCTTTGGCGAGGATCTTGGTCGCCTCGACCACCTCGCCAGGCACGGCAGCCCAACCCCAACGCGCAGTGACGGAAACTGTCGCTTCGCCGGGGACGATGACCGGGAAGTACCAGTTCAGTAGCCGGATCTGCTCGTAGGGTTGGGCGAGGCCCGACCATGAGACAGTGACTGGCTCAAGCTGGTAGGTGGACGCGGCGAGCGTGTCGCCCGAGACGGCGACGGCGGTCACGGCGCGGGCGTCGTGGATTCGCAGGATCGACGTACCGGACGGAACGAACAGGCGCGCCGTCGGCGTGGCATCGGCCGCGACTACGGCGAAGCTGCGCTGACAGAACTCGTTGACCGCACGCTCGGCGGCATCGAGGGCCGACTGGCGCAGCGGGGATTCCGTGGAGCCGAACTCGTCCGAAACGTACTCGTTGAACTCCGCGAGAGACACGTAAGACGACATCAGCACCTCCTAGATGCGCTCAGGAGTGCGCCACCACACGACGTGGGCGGCGACTGCCAGTGGTAGGAACTGCGACGGGATCACCGTCGCGGCGGTTGCAGCCATGACGGGGGCGGCAGCGTGCTGGTAGAGGCGCACTGTGTCGGTGGCCACCAGCAGTTGCAGGTACGCGACCGCCAGCACGGCGGCCAGTTGCCATGTCGGCGCGTGAAGAGCGGCGAGACAGACACCCCAGGGGGCGACCATCAGCCAGCCGTCACGCCAGCGGCCAGCATGTGCGTTCAATGCTGCACGGATCGGTTGCGCTGCAATGGCATCGAACTGGGGGCCGAGCGGGTCGGCACTAGGACGATTGACGATGCCGACCACCAACGGGACCGCCAGACCGAGCAGCGGCCAAGGCGACCACAGCCACAACGCTGCGAACGCCGGAGCTGTTTCCTTGATGCCTGCCGCAATGGCAACCATCACGCACCCGGCCACCACGAAAGGGGTGCGCTCGGTGGCGAACAGCGCCACGGAGAGCAAGGTGCAGGCGGTGGCGGGCAGGTCAACACCGACCGGGATCACGGCACAAGGGCCGAGGACGCCGGGGAGAGCGAGCAGCAGGCCACAGCCGGCGAGCGCGACAGGCCAGCCGTCACCCTCCACCCTGCGCCACGCGACGAAGCCGAGCGCAGCCATCGGCCATGATGCGAGCCAGACAGTCCACCAGCGCCCCGCAGACGTGCCGCAGAGCCACGGAAGCAGCCGACGCATATGGAAGGGGCGGGACACGCTACGGCCCTCAGCGAGAGCGATATAGCGGGCCGCGTCCGGGCCACCAGTGAGCGGCCTCACACCTTCGCCCTGGTCGGGTTGGTGGCTTCCTGGTGATCGAAGAACGCCTCATCCAAGAACACGCCACCTTTGTCGTGCGTGGTCTTGATCGAGGTGTCCACGTACAGCGGCATGTCACACCCGGCGACCCGCACGCAGAACGACAGATCCTCTGAGAAGGTCGTCGGCCCGGTGGGGTGGGTGATCGGGTCGAACCATGTCGGCCCGTACTTGTCGCGAACCGCCTGCAGGGCGTTGCGGTGGATCAGCACCAGCGCCGCGCCCGTCGCAGAGACAGCCTGCAGCTTGTCTCGCTCGTAGGCCATGCGGGGCACGAAGCCGACGCGCTCGTCGTCCTCATACCAGTCGTACAGCGTCGGCGTCGCCCGGTAGCGCATCCCGTAGTGGGATGCTTTGCCGTCAGGCTTGTGCGCGAAGCACAGCCCGCCGACAACTGGGCGCTCCGTGGGGTGCGCGGTGGCGATCAGTCGCTCGGCGGTGTCGGGGGCGAACCCCATGTCCGAATCCACGAACAGCAGCCAGTCGGCCTCAGATTCCTCGAGCACCGCCCGAGCGATCTGATTACGGCCGGCGACGATGCCCGCGGAGCCGCACTCCTTGGCCATCTTGCCGAATCGGTGACTCATGATCCGCTGACGGCCGGCCAGGTCTGCGAGCAGCAGATCGGTCAGTGACTCAGCGAAGCAGTTGGCGAGATGGCCGGGGTGCAGGTAGCCGACAGTGAGTAGCCCCTGCCGTGGCCGCTTCACCCACCCACCCGGGCGTTGCGCTTCTCGCCCGGTGCGGCGGTCGCCCGCTCCACGTCGGACTCGAATGCCCACGGATGGGCACGCACGAACGGGTCGTCGGACTCGTAGGGCTGGCCAGGCTTGAGGGGCACGAACGTCCCCGTCGTGTCGTCGTAGACGGTGGCGACCGCGTCTTGGCGAACTCGTACCTTCATGATCGTGTCTCCAGTTGCAGGGGTGCAGGGGCAGGGGTGCACGCGACCGCCCGCCCACCCCTGCAAGCGGGCGGGCGGTCACGCGTTCTTCAGCCGTCAGGCCGGAAGGTCAGGCGCTGGTCTTGTCCACCAGCAGCGAGAAGGCCGCGTCGTTGACCGACTTGGCACCGCTGCGGTAGTGCATGAACCAGGCCCGACGACCGTCGGGCAGGTTGTTGGCCGTGTTGAACAGGTGCGGGATGAACTCGACGGCGACGCTGCCGGGCTTGTCCACGATCACGTAGTTGGAGAAGTCGCCGAAGGCGATCTCGTTGTCCTTGGCCGTGGTGGTCTGCGTGGACGGGGCATCGTCGGTTTCCACGACGGGGCGGCCGAGCAGCGTGTCGGTGTTGGAGCCGGTCACGTCCACCGAGTACGACGCGCCGAGGGCGGTGCCCAGGGCGCGGATCGCGTCGGCGTACACCGGGTTCATCACCCACGACGCACGGCCACGCCAACGCTGACCGAGCGCACGGCGGGTCGCCGTGAGATCGACCAGGCCGATGGTGGCCGCGGTGGTGCTCACCGTCTGACGCGACGCGGTCGCGTTCAGGGTGGTGAAGATGCCGGTGGGCTGGCCGCTGCCGGAGCCGGTCGCATGGGCGGTGCCTTCCAGGCGGTCCTTCGCGTCACCGAACATCATCAGCACGTCCGACGCCAGGCCGGCGATGTCCTCGAACGAGGCAATGCTGGCCTGCACCAGCGCCTGCGCCTGGTAGGTCGGGATCTGGGCGTTGCCGAACGACGGCGAGTCGTCCGACACTTCGACCAGTTCGCCGTCCCACGAGGCCGTGACGCCCGCGGAGGTGACACCGTTCCAGGTGTTACCGGTGGTCAGGGTGACCACGCGGGAGATCTGGCGGATGGCGTTCGCGCTACCCGAGTTGGTCAGGATGACCGTCGGGTCGAGGAACGTCGGGACGAGGTAGCCGCCCTGGGTGTTGGTGCCCACGGCGATGGCGGCACGCTCTTCGGCGGTAGCCAGGTCGAACCGACCGGTGATGTACTTCTGGAAGGCCGACGCGTACGCCTCGGTCGAGCGGGCGGCGATGTTGCGCGCCCAGTCGAGATCCGAGCCGTGACGCTTGAGCAGGCTGCGGACCTGCACGTCGTCCACGTCGTGCTCACCGATGGAGCGGAGCACCATGTCGGAGATCTGGCGGGTGTTCATCGACCGCACGTCGGCCACCTGGGGCTTCGGGGCGGGCTTCTGGAACTGGAAGCTCACCGGGGCGGCGTCGCGCTCGGCTTCGATCGCGTCCAGCTCGGCCGCACGGGCCAGCTTGGCGTCGATCTCTTCCTTGATGGCCTTGCGGCGGGCGATGATCTCGTCGGCGCGCGCGTCCAGCTCGGCCGCGGTACGGCTCTCGTCGTCGGCGTCCAGGGTGGTGCTCTCGGCCACGAGCGCAGCGCGCTCTTCCTCGAGCTTGGCGACCTGCTCGCGCAGGATATCTGCGTACTTCATGGGGACCTCTTTCAGGGGTCAGGCGTCGATGAGGGCCAGCGCGATACGCCGGCTGCGGCTCATGGACGGGGCTTGTGTCTGACCACCGAGTGCCGGGGGCGGCTCGTTGGGGGTGTCCACGCCAGTGCCGGGGGCGGCTGCCGGGGCGATGGGGTGACCGGCGCTCCGCGTGGAGCGGCGACGGTCGAGGTAATGATCGGTGAGCGAGCGCATTCCAGTGCCGGCGGCAGCGGTGGCCGACGGGTAGGCGGGGAACACGACGGGGCCGAACTCGAACAGGCGAACCTCGGAAATGGTGCGCTCAGGCAGCCCCTTGGGGTTGTACGTCGAGGCCTTCGGCTCCATGTTCCACGCATCCTTGACGACACGGAACCGGAATGACGCGCCGAGCACGGACCCGACCTTCTCGCCGGACATGAGGCGGCCTTGCAGCAGCGGAAGGATCTGGTCCCGGTTGTAGTCGGTGTCCAGCAGCGGCACCTCGTAGTAGGCACCGATGTCGTCCTCGCGCAGCACGTCGATCGGGCCGAGCGGCTTCCCGCCGATGTACTCGTCCTCGCCGTGGTCGAACTGCACCTTGACCTGTGCGACGTTCTCTCGGATCGTCTTGCGGAAGCATCCCGGCAGCAGGCGCTCCAGGAACTCGCCCTCGTACCACGAGCAGATTTCGGTCCACTCGTTGAACACGGCGAAGTGGCCGACGATGGTGGTATCGGGTGCGGCGATGTCGCCACCGCCACCCGTGTCACCTTCGCCGCCGTCGCGGGCTTCGGCGCGCAACTGGACGCCGCCAGCGAGGCCGCGGTACAGGTTCTCATTCTCGGGCTTGAACGGCTCCATGCGGGAACCTCCTTCTCAGGCGGTGGCCGCAGCACTCGGCGCGGCGGGAGGCATCGGCGCAGGAATGCCGGGGGCGTTGAACTCGTCACCC